TTCAACTTCTTCTTTAGCAAGTTTACCTGCTGCTGTTTGAATACCTTTGACTCTATTTTTAGCAAGTCTATCATAATCTTTGCTTTGTTTGCTGTCATCATTTTGTCTTGCAATAGCAGAATATTCTGAATACTTAGAAGCATCATCCGCAGCTTTTTTAGTATAATTTGCAAGAGTTCTTTTTGAAACTTCATCAACCTGTTCAACTTCTTCCTTAGTAGCGCACTGGCAATTGCCACCACAACCACATGAAGTGTCTTCTTTACGAAGCATCTTGAAATCTTGTGAGTCAAGCTTGCCGTTATGATTTTTGTCGAGCTTCTTCTGACCGCCCTTAAGAGCTTCAGTTACTGCATCGATTAGACTCTGTGGGAGTCCGAATGGTGTATTAGTCATTTCTTCTTTTACTCCCTTTGCGCCAATTTTCTTATTCTCGTCTTTGCGAGCTTTCTTTTCTTTAGCATCTTCGTCATCAGTGCTGCTTTCATCACTGACCTTGTCATTAGTTTTTGGATCGGTAATAACTTCTGTCTTGCCGCCCTTGATGACGCCAGATTCGACTTTATCTTTTTCTGGTTTCTTGGTGTCTTTGCGCTGATCAGTTTTATCAGACTTACCCTGCACCTTATCTTCTTTGTCACTAGTGTCAGCAGATTCTTCATCGATGATCTTTGTCTTGATCTCACCCTGCTTCGCAAGCTTAGATGTATCATCCTTGACATTGTCAGTAGGACGACCAACATTAGCAACCTTACGGCGGATATCCGTATTGCTTTCCATGAGGTCGCGAATCTTGTGTTCTAAACTGCGATAGTCTTTCATTTCTTAACCCTTTGAAGTTGCTCTTAGCATCCAGCCGTGTTTCTCATGGGCATCGATGCGGTCTTGTAAATAATTTGCCAATCCCATTTTCTTATTCTCTTCTGCAAGAGCTTGGGTCTTGGTCAATTGATCGATAATTAATTGGTTGTCAGATGATAGTTTAGAGATCATTGACAAAGGACCAGGAATATTTACTTCGTCTTTAACGAGTGATAGATCACTGTAACGAGACAAAGAGCCTGGAGCGTAAGCCCCAAGAGTACGAAGGTGCTCGGCGATACCATCTACAGCTCCAAATGTTTCTTCCCAAAGATTACCAAAAAATTCATGGTACTGTGGAAAGTTTGAGCCTTCCACATTCCAATGAAAATTGTGTGCTTTTAAATAGAACGCAAAGGTGCTCGCAAGAGACACCTTCATTTGTTCAATTAAATCGTCCATTACTTTCTGCCTCTATTATTCTTGACAGCAGCCTTAGCTTTACCAGCGACTTTCTTTGCAGCTGTAGTAGTAGCAGCTGTAGTTTTCTTCACAGCAACCATAGCGTCAGCCATATCAACCTTGCCGTCGCCATTAAGATCAGCAGCCTTTGTTACTGTTTCTTCGACCTTAGCAACAACAACTGCAGCCTTTTCTTCGACCTTAGCTACAACGACTTCAGCTTCTTTCTTAACTTCAGCGACTGCTTCTTTAGCTACTTCTTGAACAGCTTCAACTACAGTTTCTTTCTTGAAGAGCATCTTATAGACAACATACAAACCAATACCAATGATTGCTGCACCAACAATATATTCCATCTCATTTCTCCTTTGATTTAATCACAGCACGAACTGCTTTTTTAATTGTATTTACACGAGAGTATCCAGGTGTTTCGTTTTTATACACCTTTGTCAATGAATCAGTACCGACAAAACGGCTTGATGGTTCATCAAAATTCTTAGAAACTTTTTCTGCACCAGTATAACCTTCTTCTTTAACTGGTACGCAATTTGGCACTTTGTGGCCATTTTTCATCTTCATACCTACTGCAGTATAACCAGTCCAGCAAGCACCCTTCAAATCACCAGTTGGTTCTTTAACCTTTTTCTCGACAATATCGACTTCTTCGTGACAATGCCAAGCACGTAGTGACTTGTTAATTCTTGAATCGGGATCATGTGCTGTTTTAGCTGAAGTCAAACGCTTCTTCATTCCACTCATACGAGCACAAAATGACTTGCGACGATTAGCTGCCTTCGAACCTTTCTTCAACTTAGAAGGTTCTGTGCGGACTGCAGTTTTTAATTTTGAGCCTGGATGTTCACGACGATATGCCATAACACCAGCTTTGGTCAATCCACCATTTGGGTTTTTATACTTTGAGTCTGACCAATCTTCTAATAGATCTTCATCTAAGTTAGCAGCAGCGCCACCAGCAATAAATGAGTTGACACGGTCGAATGCTTTTTTATCATTCAAATCGGCTACGAATCCTCTACGATATACTTCTTCGAGTATATCAAAAGGGATTCCTGAATTTTTGGATTTCTTATATAGTGCTACAGTCTGTTTTGGAGACAGGGCTACGGCAACCCCTTCAGTGACTAGCTGAGGACTAGAAGAGAGACTTGTATCTGTTACGTTCATTGGTGTTTCCCGTGGGCTTAACCGATATTTTGCAGGGTTGCCGTAGCTTTCTGCACTACAACCCTATTTAGTTTTTGCCGTGTTTTAATTAAAATTACTTTTTAACTTTCTTTAGCGATTCTTTTTCTTTCAAACGACGAGCTTGTTCTGCACGAGCTTTGACACCGATTGGATCATTGCGTTTCGCATATCGAGATAGTGAGATACCAGGAGTTGTGCGGTCGATCTTAATATCCATACCTTGACGAACTGCTTGGAATAAATCTTTAGCAAAGTCAGGATGGAAATCTTTTGGCACACCTTTCTTGAACTCACCGAATTTATTAGCAATAGCATGCGATCTTTGACGAGTAGCTGATACGCTCTTCGGATCTTCATCATCTGCATCTGGGTCACGAGTTCCTGCAGAAACAACTTCGATTTTGTTGAACTTATAATCGACGCCATTTTGTTTATCAAGAAGCTTCTTAATAGATTCAACACGGTCAGAACCAACAACAACAGTTACGTTCTTGTGACCTTCTTTAGCTATGCGCTTCATTTGATCAATGATTGTTGGTGCAGTTTCGTCAGCTGCTTCGATATTAGCGCCACCAAACATTCTCTTGGCATGCTTAACTTTATCTTCTGGCGACAATGGATTCTTTTCTGGATCTTGTGAGCGAGAAAGAACAATACGGTGTTTAGCTTTACGTTCTTTGGCAAGCTCTTGAACTTTACCAACAAGAACGCCATGACCAGCAGTCGGTGGATTCATACGACCGAATGAGAAAATGAAATCATCTACCAACTCTTCTGCCTTGTCTGCTGCATCATCTGTTTTCTTATTGAACTTACCAGCGCCAGTCAAGTTTGCTCGGCTAAATTCTGCACGGTCAACAAGCTTTGAAGGACGACCACCACGAATAGCAACGAAGCCTTCTGGCTTTACGTTCTGTCCGCCAATGGTAGTAGTGAAGCCAGTATTTGCACGTGACAATGCACCAACCAAAGTATCCTTTGCCTGTTGCAATAAATTATGGAGTTTGAAAATATTGTCAAGCTGTTTCATATGGCCAGTAATATGAGAAGCCATAACATCAGCAGCTTCTTTCTTCTTGGCTTTACCAGCTTCTGACTTCATCTTTTCGATTTCGCCAGCATGTCGCTTATCGGTAAAAGCTTTGTAGCCTTTTACATCTGGTGTTGTGCCATCGCGAACACACTGATTGATATACATCTTGATAGAATCATCGTGACCATCAACGACATTGAATACGTCTGCATCCATACCTGAATAAAGTTTGGTCGCTGCTTCAATAGCCTTCTCAAACTTTTTCTTTTCGATATTCGAAATGTCGGTTGGCTGCAACTCTGGATTGATCATGTTTACGTTAGGATCGATCTTGAATGAAGATTGATCAACGTCGAAACTGGCTTTCGAATCAGCTAATGTTTTGCCAGTGTAACGAGTGTGAACAACAATGCCTAGCTTAGAGGCTGCAATTCTGCGACCCTCTGTCGAATCTTTTTTAGCTTTGTATGAGATTAGATTAGGAGTGAATGCATATCCACCACCAGACTCATCAACGTCTTCACGTTCATACATCAAGTCGCCTTGGAACACACCACCATCTCTAGGCATAATGTTAGGCAACTCAGCCAATGCAGCTTTCAGCTTCTTCACAAGTCCAGGAGCATGACCATGATTTTCTTCGATATCTTTATCGGTGTAATTGATCTTTGGATTCTTGTTGAATGCTGACTTCGAGGCAACAAAAAATCTACCGTTCTCTGGATTGATTCCGAAAACGATAGATGGAGCGCCGTCATATTTTGTTGTGATTCGAGTTGTCTTATTGAAAGACTTTCTTGGTGTGCCTTCTAAAAAGGCAAGCACATCCGACAATGTTTCGGAGGCATGCGCCACTCCTTCGTGACCACCGTGAATGATATGATCCTCGACGTGTTCGAGATGTTTCAACTTCTCGACGTCAAGGGATTCAGTTAGGAATGATTTAAAATTTGATAGCATATAGTACCTCTTTCGATGTATTTATATGCCTTTGAATAGTGAGACCTTACCGTAAGGAGTTGCTTTCCAAGCTTCTAACTTTACCGTAGGATATTTCTCACATAGTGCATTCATCATCCGCAAATTCGAATCAGCATCATCGAACAATCTAGCCATGAAGAAGTTACCTGTGTTCAGGTATTTTTCTATGATCACTCGTTTACCTTCAGAAGTCGAAAGCGGAAGGTTGCCAGCTCGATGAACATGGATGTCGTCGATTTCTGAGAGTCCATGTTTGCGGAATGTATCCAAAAACAACTCTTTGTTATCGAAGTCAGAGCGAGCAGTGAGGATGATTACCTTGGAGTTTGCTTTCTTCTTTCGCATAATTGCTTTGATACGAGCAAACATTTTCGCGATTGGCTTGGAGGTAGTATGGAACAACTCAGCGGATTGGAATTCCACGAAGTCGAAAACTTCTCCAGGCTCGCGAACATAGGTGTTGAACTGTTGATTGTCTAGCTTACGTAAAAGGCGACCAGTCTCGTCTTTTACCAGTACGTTGGCGCTGGTATGATACAGCGTTTCGTCGATATCGAATATCGTAAGGATCCCCTGATCCGTCATCGTTTCAATCTTTTCCATAGTATTAGTATAGCCTATCCCTAGGAATAAGTCAAGTGTATTTTAGCTCGTAATTGATCCATCCCTGTTTACTGGTAATGTCGGACATACTTCCTTTACTTCCAATTAGATTTAGCTCTGCTTCGGAAGAACTTAGCCACTTGAAGTTTAGATCACCCTTTAACCAGTCTTTTATTTGCAAATTACCTTGCCAATAGTCTTTACCCTGAAGTATTTCCTTCATTTGATCAATAGAAGCCTTGTCGTTATTAAGCTTTTCCGCGATTCTTCTGTTGAAGAAGCTGCTTACACTAACGGGGAAATTGTCTATGATACCCTTCTCCAAGGTTCCTTTGTAATTTTTGATGGAAACGAGAACCAATTTAGCTTCTGGACCAGTTTTTTTCTCGTCCTTGACAATTTGAGTATACACGTCGGATGGATTTTTGATTTGATGTTCACCCAATCCTAGAATCTCTCTCACGCCATAGGCATAGACGATGTCGCGAGATTTCTTATACTCAAGATTGAAGTCGTCGCAAATTTGACAGATGTCTTTGAACACACTTTTCTTGAGCTTGTCTTTTTTCTTGATACCTTTTTCGAGCAAGTTGGAGAAGAAGCTAGCTTTCGCACCCGCACCAAATTTCGAACTGAGAGAATAGAATGAACCATCAGCCATCTCAATGAATGAGTCAACACCACTGAACGCTGGATCTGTCGGCATATGAAATTTCTTTGGAGTGCCTTTGAATGGATTCGATGCGAAGTATGTACCTTGTTTCTTTTTCAAAAACACCCAACCGACCAAAACTTCGCCGCCATAGACACCAAGCTTGTTCAATAGCTGTGGGTTCATCTTAGGATCCCAATTGAACTTGCCATTGAGGAAAAAGTCTTTGAACGCAGCAGCGACTGGTTCACCCAATAGCTTACTGTCTTTGCAACCAGCAATGATTGATTTTTCTAATTGTGCGGAACTAGTAAATGTGACAACAGGAATATCTTCGCCATGATAATTGAATACACCCTTTGAGCCACCTTCGCTGAATACACGAGCATCTAATTCAGAAACGCTACCAGCCTTTTCGCCAGCAGCTGGCTTTGCAAGAACAATGAATGTACCAACCTTAGCAGCACCAACAGAACTTTTCCATCCAGAACCAGACTTTGAACTGATATACTTTCCACCCAAAGATTCAGCAATGAACTTGAGTGTGCTTTTGCGATCGTCTGGTGAGTATACGATCACACGTGATGCTGTGTCTTTTTTGTAGTTGTCATATCCGAGAATCTTGAGACTCTCTTCCAACTGTTTAATATTCGAAATTGTTTTTATGTTGGCCATTGTTCCCTACCATTTCGAATATTTATAAAAAAAGGGAGAGGCTCTTTCGAACCTCTCCCTACTCCCTAAAGCTGATATGGTCGAGTGGAACCCCACCATTATTCCCGACTGTTCCTTCCTAATTGCTAGAACGTGCCTCTGATGCTGCAGCATCTACATATCGCTTCTAGGTTTATTTATACAGATTACTAAGCTTTTTGAGCAACGATCTCAACTTTTTTTAAGAAAAATGAAGGAGTCCAACCATCGAACCCTCCACCGAAGTTGAGATGACGAAGAAAATCCTTGGCTTCCTTCATGAGAGGGAACACACCAACGACCTGATCAGTAGGCGTTTCGATGACTTCGAAAAAGTTATTGGGGTTAGACTTAATCTTATAATTCATTTCACAAGTTCCTCAACAGATACAGGGGTATAGTCTCTAACTTCTACGCAGCAGTTAACGTATCTCTCGTCTTGAATCAATCCACGATGGTTTCCTCTATGAACGTGACCATGTAAATTATACTTACGTTTATACAGAGCACTCTCATGCAGAGGAACGTGAGTCAGGATGCAATCGAAATCCTTAAATTCTCTCCACATCAGAATCTTTTCGAATGTCTGCTGCAGGTAAGGCGACTTACCGTTGTCGTGATTACCAAGAATCAGTCGCTTACGACCATGCAGTCTCGGAAGAACATTGTAGCCCTTACCGAAGTATACGTCGCCTAGATGATAGACGATATCATTGTCTTTAACTGTGCTGTTCCAACACTCAACCATATGTTCATTCATGTGGTTGACATCGTCGAAAACACGCACTGGTGTGTTATCGTCATTAACGAACGTGAGAATGTTCTCATGTCCGAAATGCGTATCACTGATAATGAAAATGTCTCTCATTGCTCATCTTCTCCAGGATGAATCGTAAGTGTTGCTTCTCTGAGTCTATGTCCTCTATCATGCCATGCTTGAATACGATAGGGGCGTTCGATATCTGCGACTTCGTGTCCTAGCTTTCTGTACCACGCTTCACTAGCAGTAGGCGCAAATGTCCAATATCCAAGCGCATATGCTGCATCACCTGGAGGTACAATTACGAAACCTTTGATTACTTTTTCTGTCATTTGAAACCTGCAAACTTAGATTTATCGAACTTGCTCTTAGGTTGATTGCGTTCAAAGTCTTCAGTCATGAACTTACCATTGTCCATGACAGGCTTGTCATCAGATAGAGTTTGAGCAGATTGCTCTACATCGTAAAGCCGCATCTTGCTGCGATCCACACCAATAACAAACTTAGTAAGAATCCCTGGATCATTATAGCGATTCTTGAGCTGCTTAACCACAATTTGATTGAGGTCTGCCATTTCATCGGACTGTTTGATGAGCGCAAACATAAAATCAGCTGTGGCTGGGAGTCCAAAGGA